CGAATCACTCAAGACCTAAGCGTTATCCCCGACTTCATTGCTCATTATGAAAATGAGTTGATGTCAGCTAAGAGTGACGTAAAGGTCTATGGGAACGTAGAGAAGAATATTTCTAATCTGCCAGGCATAACTGAGTACCGTTTCAATCAACTACAAGAGATTGAGGCGGTACTCAATTACCTAAACATTCAACTGCGTAAGATTCGCAGAAAGCATTACAAAAAATATCTAGAAGCATATAACAGAGCATTGACCGAACGCACAGCCGAAAAGTACGTAGACGGTGAAGATGAAGTTATTGATTATGAAGTCCTAATCAACGAAGTAGCATTTTTGCGAAATCGTTGGTTGGGCGTCATGAAGGGCATTGACACCAAACAGTGGCAGCTTGGTCACATTGTTAGGTTGAGAACAGCCGGCATGGAAGACATTTCGATTGGGTAACAAAACCCTTGCATTTCAACACTAATTGCGATAGTTTAAGCACATGATGACAATTGCTACATTAAATCAAATTTTACCCACTGCGGAGATGGATATTTTTGTATCTACCTTTCCTGGTAGGGACGAAAATAGTTTTGACATAAACGAAGACGTTCTTGTTCTCAGTTGCGTCATTAAGAGGCTTCGAGACCAATATGATCAGGATCCGGACAATTTCGAACTAAACACGATGCGTAAGCCGGTTCACACTCTGTGGCTTAGTGAAGACGATAAGCTATTGTCAGGACTAATCAAAGACGAAGACCGCGAACTAGCAGCTAATATTCGTAAATACTACGAACAGAAAATGTTGATGTTTAAGTTGCGTGACGGAAATCTCTCAACGTTTCGTGAAAAGCTGATTGCCTTTCTTTCAAGCAATCATTTTGATCTTAGGAAGGGTACATATTCCTATAGAGAGTCATTCATCAAGATAGCTTACCGGCTTCCCTATTTTTATCAGTATGATCTTGGCCTGAACGAAATTTTTGGCGGAGATTACATTTCTCTTATCGGGGAAGAAAAGTTTAAAGGCAAAAAGAAGCTGACATATATCGGGAAGCTGAACGCTAATAAGCGAACTAGTCACTCCTTTGAGTACTGGTTCAAGGATGATAATGATAATCGAGTTCTAGTGCCGATTGAAAAGGGTAATCCGTTGATTGCACTTTGGGAACGACATTTGACCGAATCAGAAGTTACATTTGATGCACACTTTATTAAGCGCATGAAAGACAAAATGGAATTTTATGAGGCACCGATTAACTCTAAATTAGTGCTGTAATTTTTGAAAAACCGGTTGACATTCTCCCTTGTTGTCTTTATATCAGTTATATCGACAGCAAGGGAGCTTTGTTATATGGCTTACAGGATTCTTACTGAGCAAGAACGCAAGTGGCAGCCGCGCAAGGGTCTCGAAGGTCCGTTCTTTTATCCCAACGGTCGGGTCGCATATTACGATCCCATCGAAGGTGCATACTGGGATCCGACAACTGACTTNTATCTGTCCTATGACGAAATCTCGGAGTTGCAAAACTCTGTTTTCAATAAATTGAAGGCTTAAACAATGAACTATGAATTTCCCCTTATCCGCAACATCTCTGATGTGCTGCCTGCCATTGAAGGTCGTGACGAGTTCGTTGTGGCTGCGAAGGAAGGATACACGGTCATCAACTACAATGTGATGATGGCTGATACGTTTCCTAATGTCGTGGTGCCGAATATCGGACTAACTCCNGATGGTCCGTGCGATATCAATGATGTGTATGCCAAGATTCGCCGTGAATGTCGTGGTATCATCTTCGACTCCAAGACTGGTGAAATCCTTCGTCGCCCGTTCCACAAGTTCTTCAATGTGAATGAGCGTGAAGAGACTCAGGATCATGTCATTGATCTGTCGCGCCCTCATGCTATCCTTGAGAAGCTGGATGGTTCGATGATTGCACCGTTCATTGTGAATGGTCAGATGATCTGGGGTACGAAGATGGGTGCTACCGATGTGGCAAAGCCTGTTGAGGAGTTTGTTAAGAACAATCCTCTTTATGAAAAGTTTGCAGTTGAAATGCTTCTGGCTGGCCTAACGCCTATCTTTGAATGGTGTTCGCGTAAGCAACGTATCGTTCTTGATTATAAAGAAGATCAGCTTGTTCTGACTGCTATTCGCCAGATGGACACGGGCCGATATCTTACACATGATGCTATGGTCGGTAATGTTAATGCATTTACACTTAATGGCGGATATCTTCCTGTCGTTCGTGCATTCGAGCCGCAGACCGATATGAAGGCTTTCCTTGAATACGTTCGTGATCTGGAAGACCTTGAAGGGTTCGTGGTTCGTTTTGATGATGGTCATATGTTGAAGTTGAAGTGCCATTGGTATCTCCAGATTCACAAGGCGAAGGAAGCTATCCTGCAAGATCGCAATGTAGTGCAAATGATATTGGAAAACACCATCGATGATGTTAAGGCACATCTACCCGTAGAGGATCGCGATGCAATTACTGTGTTTGAAAATGACTTTAACGAAGCAATCAATCAGAGGGTTAATAAAATTTGGTCTGATGTTCAATTTTATAAATCTGATAAGTATATCGGTGATCGTAAAGAATTTGCAATTAATCACGCAACCAACTTTGATAGCTTCGCGCGCCCTATTATGTTCTCTTTGTGGGATAAAGAAGGCACTAAAGAGCAAGTTAAAGATGCAATATATAGTGTTATTATTAACAATTTGTCTCGCAATACTAAGTATGAAGCACTGCGAGACAAATGGTTCCACAACGTAAAGTTTAATGCTAGTTAATTATAGTAACCTCATGTCCTTTGTGGTATCTACCTCTACTTCCCGCATTCTTTCCTTCTTTTTTGCAAGTATGGCAATACCATTTTTCGGACGTTGAAGGATGTTCATATCCTTCTCTTTTTTGAAAATTGTGAGTTTTATTTTTAACCCTTTTCAATGCTCTTTCCTGCTGAGACTTGCTGTCTTGAAAATTATGGGTTCCTGCATTAACTCTATCTGATGAGTGACTTGTTCCATCGGGACGTTTGAGTAAATGGTGTGAACCATCATTTACTCTGCGTCTATTGTGTTGGCGTTGAATTTCGCCGCCAACAAAAACATTTGTCCCTTCACGGACCATTCTCAGTGCTTTTTCTCTCTGGAACTCCGAATCTTGGAAGTTGTGAGTTCCATTTTCTACTCTTCTATTCGCCGCCAATCGTGCCAATTCTGATATTTCTTTTGATGACAACTTCAGTCTTTCTGCCATTAACCAGCAAGCTCCCCAATCGCCTTGGGAATAATGAATATCATAATGTTCTTGTGCAGATACTGCGATTAAATTAGATGGGTCGTTATTTTTATGATTGCCGTCTATATGATGAATTTCATAGGATTTTCCATCAGCATCTATTGGGATTGGCCCATAGTAATCTTCGTAAATTTTACGATAAATTTTGCTGGGTGTTCTGTTTTTTGAATAAGTAGTCATGCTGATTGCTCCTTCATAGCATTAGAGTGAGTGGGAATTGGGCTTCCGCGACTCACAACTATTTATCTCTCTTCTTGACATATGAATTATTTTTGTATATAAAAACAATGAAGGGTAGTTATGATGACTAACGAATTAACCAAACTGCTACAAGAATGGCTTGACATTCATGATGAACCGTGTCATCATGATCATCATGGCTATTGTCAGGCACATTTTTTGGAAGACAAAGGCAACTGTATTGTGGAACGAACTCGCAATCTATTGAAGGAAAAAGAAGATGACTAAGACCTGTACTATTCTTATTGGGGTTCCTGGTTCTGGGAAATCCACGTGGACTGCTCATCGCAGGGTGGAAAACGTGTTCAAGCGTGGACACGAAGTTGTGCTTTCCACCGACAAGATCATTGAGGAAGTAGCACATATGTATGGCTACACGTATGATCAGGCATTCAAGGAACTCGTTGGGTTCGCTGAAAAGGTCCTGTGGGACGGTGCTACGGAATGTGCAGAAAACGGGGAAAGTGTGATCATTGATCGTACTAATCTGTCTGTAAAGTCTCGTAAGAAGTTCATTGACTTTTTTAAGGGACACGGCTACACGTTTGAAGCAGTGGTGTTTCCGACTCCCGAACCGGCTGAATGGAACCGTAGACTCGAATCTCGGGCAGGCAAGACTATTCCTCAGCATGTACTGGGGACTATGGTTCAGTCTCTGACCTTGCCAACCGAAGAGGAAGGTTTTTCTAAGATCACCGTTTTTTCTAGTTGACATGGCTCCTTTGTTTCGCTAGTGTNATNACACTGAAACAAAGGAG